CAGTTGTTTGTGAACGAGACGCTTGGCGAAACATGGGAATTGCAGGGCGACCGCAGTGACGAACACGCCCTGCAAGCTCGTGCGGAAGAATACGACCTTTGCACCGTGCCCGTTGGTGGTCTTGTGATGACCTGTGGTGTAGACGTCCAGCGCAACCGCTGGGAACTGGCCGTCTGGGCATGGGGTCGTGGCATGGAATCGTGGGCGGTCGACCACCACATCATCGATGGAAACCCCGGCAGCGACGCCGACTGGGAGAACGTCACCACCTACCTGCAGCGCCGTTACCCGCAAGTCTGGGGCGGTGGCAGTATGGGCATCAGCGCCATAACCATTGACTCCAGCGACCAGACACAAGCCGTGTACAACTGGGTTCGCCGCAACACCCACACATTGCCGTACCTGCGCGCCATCAAAGGCAGCTCTGAAGAAAACAAACCCATCTTGGGCCCCAGCAGTAGCCAAGAAGTCAACTGGCGCGGGCAAAAGTGGTCGAACGGCATCAAGCTGTGGAGCATTGGAGTCGACACCGCCAAGGATTTACTGCTTGGCCAACTCAGCCTCACCAAGCCCGGACCCGGCTATGTGCACTTTAGCCACCAGTTGCCGCGCGAATGGTTCGAGCAGCTCACTGCAGAGCAGCGCATTCTGGCAAAAGTGGCCGGGCGCGATGCCTACAAATGGGTCAAACGGCGCCAACGTAATGAAGTGCTTGATTGCCGCAACTACGCCTTGCACGCCGCATTCAGCTTGGGTCTGCACAACTACACAGACAAACGCTGGACAGCGCTAGAAACCGCTGTGCAACCGTCAATTGACGACATGTTTAGTACAAAAACAGCCACCAGCCCTCAAGAAATAAGCGCCATAAGCTATCAAAAAAATAGCGAAGTGCAGCCACCGACACCAGCCGCTGCACCACGCAGCGCGCCGCCCCGCCCATTTAGTCGCGACTGGTAACCATGACAGATCACCCCAAAGCACCAACACCAGGCCCAACGCCAAAGCTATCTGCCTTAGCCCGGTCCGAGCCAGACCTGGTCGACCGCATCTTTGAATACATCTTTTCAGACCCTGCACTTGCCGCCGCCGTCAGAATGCACGCAAAAGCCCAGCATGGGAATGAGGCCGCCAACGTCGACCACATCAAAACCGCCGTGCGCGCCGAATTTCGTGGCGAGATGTTCTACGTGGCCAGCCGCCCCGATACCGAGCGGCAAAAGATCGTGGCGCAAACCCTGGCCCTGTTCAATGGTCGCAACGCTACCGAGGTCGCCCGCCGTCTTGGAATTGGCCGCACCACTGTGTATCGCTATCTCAAGCAAGCCGGTGGCAAAGGGTAGCCCACAAAGACTGTCCCATTTTTTATGGAAATGGAACAGTGCCTGCCTTACCGTGACCAGCTACACGGCAACCAGCAGACACCATGTCCCACACACAAGCAGACCTCGACGCAGTCAAGGCGGCAATAGCCTCAGGAGAGCAGTCCGTTGAGGTGGCCGGCCGCAAGGTCGTCTACCGCACCATTGACGACCTGCGCAAGGCGCGTGACGACATCGCCGCCGAACTGGCAGCAGATGCCGCCGCGTCCACCAGCGCCGTGCGCCGGGGCAGCTACCAGGTGCGCTTTTCTACCGGGCGGGGCTTCTGACCATGGCCAACATCGCCACCGCCCTGATCGACCGCCTCATAGGCGCCGTCAACCCCAACGCTGGCCTGCGCCGCCTGCGCGCCCGCGAAATGCTGGTGCGTGCTTATGAGGGTGCAAGCCAGAAAGACGGCTGGCGCCCCCGCCGTGGCGGGGCCAGTGCCAACACCGATCACCTGGCCGACGGCGCCTCCCTGCGCACCCGCGCGCGCGCCCTGGTGCAAAACGTCCCATACATTGCCCGCGGCCTTGAATCTTTGGTGGCCAACACCGTCGGCACCGGCATCACCCCCCGCAGCCTTTCCGCCAATGCCGACGCCGTCGACAAACTCTGGAGCGAGTGGGCCAAAGTGTGCGACGCCGACGGCGTATCAGACCTATATGGATTGCAGGCCATGGCCTACCGCGCCATGGAGCAAGACGGCGAAGTGCTGATCCGCCTGCGCGCCCGCCGCCCCGAAGATGGCCTGCCCGTGCCCCTGCAGATCCAGGTGCTGGAGATTGACTGGCTCGACAGCTCCCGCATGGGCGCCAACGGAGCCAACACCATCCTCAACGGCATCGAATACGACCCACTGGGCAAAATCATTGCCTACTGGCTATGGAGCCAGCACCCCGGCGAACTCCTGCCCGGGCGATCCTCCAAAACCGCCAGCTACCCCGTACCTGCCGAGCGCATCATCCACCTCTTCGCCCCCCAGCGCCCAGGCCAGGGCAGAGGCTTTACCCGCCTGGCCCCGGTCATTGCCCGCGTGCGCGACGTCCAGCTGTACGAAGATGCTGAACTCCAGCGCAAAAACCTGGAGACGCGGCTCAGCGTCATTGCCAGCGGCGACGTTTCCAGCATGAGCATGACCGAGTCCGAGGCACAAAGCACCGTGCGCAACACCGGCGAACTGGGGACGCTTGCCAGCGGTGGCATCACCCAGGTGCCATCCGGCGTCAACCTTACCCTGGTCGAGCCCAAAGCCGCAGGCGGGTACGTTGAGTACGTCAAATACCAGCTCCATCTGATTGCCAGCGGCATGGGCGTCACCTATGAAATGATGACCGGCGACGTGCGCGAGGTAAATTTCTCAAGCGCGCGCGTCAGCATGTTGGAGTTTCGCCGCAACGCTGAACAAATGCAGTGGCTCACCCTAATACCGCGCCTGTGCGAACCAATTTGGCGCGCATTTGTGGACGCTGCCAGCATGGCAGGGTTCATGAAAGCCAAGGACTATGGTGTGGACTGGTCCACCCCCAAGTGGTCATATGTAGACCCCGAAAAAGAAGTCAAAGCCGAGCTGGCCGCAGTCTCTGGAGGTTTCAGCAGCATCAGCGAAGTCTTGCGCCGCCAGGGCTACAAGCCAGAGCTGGTATTTGCCGAAATAAAGCGCGATTTTGACCGCCTGCGCGCTGACGGAACGCTGGAAGTAATGCTCCAGCTCCAAACCAATCAAGCGCCGCAGACGCCGGCGCCCAAATCACCAACACCTACCAAAAAAGGCTAATCCACCATGGCAAAACTCTGGATCACCGAATACACCACCGCTGGCGCAGATGCCTCTGGCATCTTGCTGCCTATGGCCGCGCACCCACCGGCAGCAGTACAAACGCCAGTCACCATCACAAGCATCAGTGCCCAAAGCGCCGCGTTTGGCGCAAAGACTCGCTTTGTGCGCCTGCGTGCAGACGTGGCCTGCCATTTTGTTGTCGGCACCAACCCCACAGCCACCACCGACTCCACCCCGCTTGATGCCAATGTCGCAGAGTATTTTCAAGTACCTGCCGGGCAAAAGCTGGCCGTTATTTTGGCGGCGTAATGTTCGGACTCGGAAAACTTGGAAAGATGGGCCGCGTCGGAGGCGTGCGCACCACCATCGCCAGCATCCTCTCCAAATACTCCGGCTCCCACCTGTGGGACTTCGGTGTCAGCGCAGACAAGGTAGCTTACGGCGCTGCATATCCGAATGCGTATCTGAGTGCGGAGTTAAACAGCAACCCCGGCCCGTTCACCGCAACAACTGGCTACACAGCCGGGACATTTACAGGCGGTGCTTTGCCTACATTGTCCATCGTGTCCAGTCTGCTCAGAGTAACTACTGCGGAATCGAACTACGGTGTGGCTGAGATGTCTTTCCCGACGGTTGTTGGGAAAACATATCAGGTTATTTTGGGCGTGTCTACTATCAGCACCGGGGACAGGTTGATTTACCGAATTGGCTCAACGGTGCAAGGTTTAGACTACGCCGACGCGTCATTGGCGTCTGGAGCGACACCTTCAGACTACAAGAGAATTTTTACTGCAACGGGTACAACGTGCTATGTCACGTTTGGAAACCACGCAACTCCACCGGGGTCATTTACCGAATTCAACAAGGTGACCTGCAAGGAAGTCTACGCCTCCGCAGCCGCAGAATTCGCTGCCACCTACCCCACGCACCACCTCTACCAAGACTCAGCAGGCACAACCCCCGCATTCCTGCCAACACACCCAGTTGGTCTGTGTCTCGATCAAGGCACGGGAAGTGTGGGTGCGGAGAAAGTAGTCAACGGCACGAATCTTGTTAACACAACTGGATGGACCGCTAGCGATCTGGGTGGATCAACTCCAGCTACGTTGTCTGTATCTGGCGGGTCACTTGTAGTAGAAAATACGGGTACATCGTATGGTGCGGCGGTTCAGGCCATACCTGTCACGTCTGGTAGCACCTACGTCTTTACTGCTGTTTTGTCAAAAGGCACGGCGGCATCTGTAAATATTCGTATCGGTGCGGCCTCATTTGGATGGGAGCATTTAGACACATCAACAACTGGCACGGCAGTACCGGTGCGCGTGATTTTCAAAGCAGCAAGCGCATCCATCAATGTTTCGCTGCTGAACGCAACGACAACAGACGGCACTGGAATTTATGCACAGGTTTCGTTAAAAGAAATCTTCGTCTTACACCCGAGCCAGAGTACAACTACGAAGCGGCCCGTGCTGAGTGCGAGGGTGAATCTGCTTGTGGCGACTGAGGATTTTTCAGTAGGCAACTGGACTAATGTTATTGGCGGCACAGGGTCTGCTCCTGTAAAAACACCCGGTTTCACAGACCCAAATGGTGGATCAACGGCGTGGCGCATACAGTGCAACCGTGGTGCTGGAAATACGTCTGCTGACTACAGCGTTGTGAGGCAGGCTGTATCTATCTCGGGTCCTAGCATATATACGTCATCGATCTGGGTTAAATCAAATACCGGAGCTACTCAGACATTTAATTTAGACGTTGCCAATGGACAACCTGTTACAGCAACAACATCATGGACAAGAGTGTTTAGCCAGCAGGCAGCACCGGGGCGCTTTGAGATATCGAACTATGGTCCAGACGGCGGGACAGCAGCGCTAGACATTCTTGTTTGGCATCCTGACATCCGCCCAGCCCAAACCCCGGCATCTTTCCCGGCGTATCAGCGCGTCACTTCAGCAAGTGATTACGACACTGCGGGCTTTCCGTTGAGAGCAGTTTGGGACGGTGTTGATGATGGAAATTCAACTGGCGCAGTGACACTCACATCCAGCATGGACTTGTTTGTCGTAATGCGTAGGGATAGCGCGGCACAGTTACTGATTACGCACGGCGACATCGGTAATTTCGTTGGCGTTTGTGTGTCTGGACTTGGTAGTTCTGCGTGTAACGGGGTAGGGTCTGGTTACACATTGCGCGTTGATGGTGTGACAGTTGCCGATACGCGGGATGCCCTGAATACCGCTATGAGTCCGAACAAGATACACCTGTTTGAACTACTCGGTGGGGATTTCTCCGCATGGAGTAATTTCAAGATTGGCGACTATTCCGGGTATCAGCCAGAAGGCCCATTTGCTGACGTTGTGCTTGTGCCGTCCATGTCAGACGCAGACAGGGTTGCTATGCGAAACCTGCTTGCCACAAAGAACGGGGTGACGCTATGAGCTATATCTTCTTGAATCTTTTGG